AGCATATTGCCGTCATTGTCGTACTCAGTCAGCACCAGATAGCAGCCAAGAACGCCCCGTGCCTTACTGTGTGCGCCGTTTGCGACTGCGACATTGTCTTTTCCATCTGCTTTTGCACCGCAATAAGCCCCAGTGGCTGCCGCCGTGCTGTAATCGCCGCTGGAACCTGCCGTGCTGTAATCGCCGCTGGAACCTGCCGTGCTGGAATAGCCGCTGGAACCCGCCGTGCTGTAATCGCCGCTGGAACCCGCCGTGCTGTAACGGCCGATGGAAAAAGGTTCTTTACCCTTCACCCGATTAAAAACGGCATTCACCGTAGCTTTTACCAACCCTGCAAAATTCACCTCACTTTTCACCGTCAGCTCAGTGCAAGCCAGTTTGCTGTCCTCTTCGCTTTTATCCACGCTCCCGCCGCACTCGACCTCAAAAAAGCGCGGGCTATCCCTCAACGGGTAGTAGCGCAGCACATCAAACGGGTTCTCGCAAGCATGCATTCCGGCATTGCAACAGTCGGCCTTGTCCTCATGGTAGGTCTCGCCGACCTCGTACTGCTTGCCACGGCACTGCATATTTTTGTCCATGGCCTTGTAGGCGATGATCTTTTCGCTCATGCTTATACCTCCTTAACAAACTTCCCGGAGGTAGTGGTGTTCCTCTGGGCAGCGGCTGCGGCAAACAAACTGGTCTGGCCGTTGGTCTGCTGGATCAACATCACGGTGTTGGTGCTGGGCTTCCAGCGCTGGATATACTCCACCGCCTCGTCAAAGCGCTTGCGGGGGATGTTGCCCACGCTGTTTACCCGGAACCAGTCCTGCACATCGTGGTTGCACTCGCTGTACACCTTGCTGCGCACGTGGTTGTCGATGTAGGCCGGGGTGTCCTCGCCGCCAAGCGCCGCGATGACGGCCCGGCTGATGGCCTTGCGCAGCACACGCTGCTGGTTGTAATCCACCGTCATGGTGTTCTCTAGCGCCGTGAGCCGCTCTTCTTGCCGCTGGGTGCGGTTGTCCAGCATAAACAGCGCCTGCATCTCCTTGCTGAGCTTGGGCATCATGTAGCTGCCCGTCTTGCGCAGGGCGGGCAGCACCTCGCTTGTCACCCAGCGCTTAAACCGCACCGCACTTTCCAGCTTGCTGCCAAAAATCAGGCTGTACAGGCCGGACTCGTTGATAACGGTCACTTCCTGACTTCCTCCAAGGGTGTCACATTTCGTTACCCCCTTGTCCTGCTCGTCAACGTGGTCAATCAAAGCCTTGCGATGATTGCTGTAACCCAGCGCCGCCGCCACGTCCTTGCCCACGAACCACGGCTCGCCGTTCTGGTCTACCGTGCGGATGTCCCCAAACTCGGGGCTTGTGAAAATTTGAATGTTTGCCATGCTTAATT